GGGTACCCTACCCGTTACCCAACCAGTGGGGTTTGGCCGTGTGGGGGGGTGGTGGCCCGATCCGGTAAGTTGGGCCTTAAAAAAAAAAAAAAAAAAAAAAAAAAAAGTATATAATAAAAACATCTAAATAAAATACTCTCTTCTTACTACTCTCTTCTACTCTTTAAATACTTCTATTACTTAGCATCTTGTTAAGTGTAAGATAGAGATATCGATTGGACACACGGTAGGGTTGAGTAGAGGGTAGTGTATGTGTATGGATATGTATTTGTGTGTTGACAACTTATACCGCATATGTTAAGGTGGGTTATATGCTGAAGAGAGAAGTAATACTAATAACGGGAGGTAGTGAGATGGGTTATCATGCTAAGTGGTGTGGAACAGAGGGTGAGGTAGAAGATCTAACAGAGGAAGATGTAGTGGCGTTGAAGAAGATGCTGTGGAACTGGGCTAGGATGCAGAGTGAGAATGGACGTTGGAAAGATCAATTCATCTTGAAACAACTAATGCAGCCTATGCTTAACGTTATGCAGAAGGGTATGGAAGGTAGGTGGTTTCAATGAGACGCAACAATGTAAGAGGACTGCACGAGAAGGGTAGTCTCAATGTGCAGGCGTACGTAGATGTGAAGAAGGTCGCTACGATCGCTAGTTTCCTGGAACGTACAGGGGAGTTGTATGCTCCACAGTACGGGATTATCAGTCAGTATGCGATTAACTATCTCATGGCCATACTTGAAGAGCATTATCCACAGCACTTGGAACGTTTTGAGACCACGTCTGATGCTATTCATTGGTTAGATGAACACCGGTTTTCTATGGCCCAGTTTGCTCCGACGGGTAATAGGAGGATTAGTCGAGAACTAGCACGTGAGAGTGAGAGTAGAGAGGAGTTTGGCCGGCAGGACTATGGGTTGAAGCCTATGTTGAAGAGTGCTATGGTGAGTCAAGAGGTGGGTAAGCCTGTTAAGGATCTGCCGTTGCATGAGAGGGAAGCTGCTGCTAAGATGATTTATGCAGTTCAGGGATTTATTCCAGAGGGCTTTGAATACTTGTTTGACAGTAGTATTCAGAATCCACATCTTAGTCCCGAACAACTTGCGAATATGGTACAAGCTAAAGCAGGCGTAGCATTGATTATAGATGAGCTTTTGGAGAAGCAAGAAGCAAGTCATAATATCTCAGAAGAACAACGTCTGATTAATCTCAAAGAGTCCGCAATTACACTGATGTTGAAAAATGCTACGTCTTCTCAACAGATGCCTATACCAGAGATACTGCAACCCTTTATGGCTGATCCAAGTGTGATACAGGAAGTAGGAATAAGAATACAACCTTATCTTGAACAACGCGAGAGGGAGATGATAGCACGAGAAGAAGAGAAACGTCTGATTGCGGAAGAAAAGGCGAGACGCGCGATAGTATAACAACCCACACGCTTTGTGCGAAAAAAACACAGAGCGGATCACAACACATTCTATGGAGGTAACACCAGATGGTAACTCGTACAATCACAGTACCAAACAAAGTAACAGCGCCCGAAGGACAAGAGAGTTCGACTCAGATCGATCGTGTAGATCAGGTCGTAAACATTCTGGTCGAAGGGCGCAAGAATGACTCAGGCAAACTGCGATATGACCTAGTCTGTCCCGAGTGGGAAGAAGGGTTGGTCGATATCTTGACTGGTGCTCCTGGCATTGGTGGCGCAGGAGAGTATGGCGACAGGAACTGGGAACTCGGCCTAGATGTTTCTCGTTGCTATGCTGCACTCAGGAGACATATCGCTGCTTGGATTCGCGGTGAAGATAATGATCCCAAGAGTGGGAAGAGCCACCTCTTCCATGCAAATGCCTGTCTTATGTTCCTATGGGCTATGCCGCAGATACATCCAGAAAGGGATGATCGCGCTGCTATTAGAGTTGTTCCTACGAGGAGTGAGCAAGAAGGCGAATCGGTATAGATTATTCCATTCATCCACGCCTTTGACTTCCGACCGGAGCGAAGCGGAGGGAGGCATACTAAACGGAGGTATCCCAGATGATTCACATTAATAGTAATGGCGACATTCTCATACACAACAAACCTTTAGTTGGTATCAACTTCAAACCAACAGATAGTATTTCTAAGATACTCGTATTGGCCGCTAACGCGGTACGCATAGTAGAGAAGCAAAAGAAACTAGGAGGTTCAAAAAGATGACACAACGCGCAAGTTGGGACGACTACTTCTTAACACTCGCAAGAGTGGTAGCAACACGCAGTACGTGTATCCGAGCTCAACATGGGGCAGTTATAGTACGCGACAAGGTGATACTCTCCAGCGGCTACAACGGCGCTCCACGCGGTCTCCAGCACTGTAACGACAATGGCTTCTGCTACCGTCAGGCTAACGGCATAGTTCCGGGCACACAGTACGAACGCTGTAAGAGTGTCCACGCCGAGCAGAACGCAATCGCACAAGCTGCAAGAACAGGCATAGCTCTGATTGACTCTACTATCTACGTCACTGATCTGCCGTGTGGTATCTGCGCGAAGCTCATAGTTAACGCTGGCATCCAGAAGGTCGTCTATCTCGGTACTGGCCGATACTTAGATCGCTCTAGTGCTGAGGTTTTTATAGAAGCCAACATCGAGCTACAAGAAGTGGAGGAGACACCATGATCTGTTTCGTCTGCATCTTAACGAATGAACAAGTCTGTGATGGCTGTTGTCCTCACGAATATGATCCAGCTGAAATGTGTGAGTGTTGCCCACTTCGAGTTGAAACATTATCCGCTTTGAACAAAATTCGTACATAGCGGATGTTTCGGTGGCTCAACAAATGTGTTGTATCTCTTGTTTTTGTATGTTATAATGTTTGCATAGGATGGAACTCAAACCAATGGAGGTAGAAAATGCAAAAGCCTGATTTGAACAAACCAGCATTTCAAGTATTCCCTGGAGCAAGAGAAGCAGTTGAAAAAGGTAACTGTCCAACATGCGGCAAGCCTGTAGGAGAATTCAAGGATGCCCTTTCGGAGAAGGAATACAGTATCTCTGGGATGTGCCAAGTTTGTCAGGATTCAGTCTTCAATTAAACGAAAAACGGAGGAGCAAAAATGGAGCCGAAGAAAATCAACTGTTACATCAACACCCTGGGCGAACAGATCACAGAATTTATCTACGAGCACTATATGGTCAGACATAATAAGACACTAGGTGTTTGCGTCGGCTGGATGTTTTAACCCAAGAAGCTGTCCTACCGGCTATACGGGGAAAGGAGGTTCAAAATGTCTACACTAACTGTCGAAGAACACAACGCTAGGCTGAGTGAAATAAGGAGTCAGCTTATCGCGCTACAACCAATCCGCCAGGAGCTTCTGCACCAACTTCGAGTCTGCGAGCTAAAGATCGAAGGCCTGTGTAAAGAGAAAGAGAAGCTCGAACGCTCACGGATTAAAATCAAGATTTGCCGCGCCGGAGAGAGTGGTCTCAAGAACACGATCGCCCACGCTAAGCCAATCGATACTGTGAAGGCAATCAAGGGGCTTGACGCTACTCAGACTGCTGAGCTCTTAGCACAGCTCCTCAAGATGCAAAAAGAAATGCAGCATGAGGAAGAAGAAACTGCACACATCGAAGCAGCGGAAGAAGAAGGGTATGTATACGAAGACTATGATCCGGCTGATGAGGAGATAGTAGAAGAAGATCTCACGTGGCTTCTTGATCCTGACGACGAAGAAGTTGAAAACACTAACGAAGGAGAATAGTTATGACTTCAAGAGAATCCTACAAACATCCTGGAGTACTTGAAACTATGGCGCAACAAGAATACACGTGGTTCGAGACTTTCGGCACTAGCCCTGAATTTCCTGTAGACTACGTCGTTCGAGTATTAACCGAAAAGTACGGAATAAACCACAAGCGGTATTTCAACATAGTATTCGACCGCATCCTGGAGCTTTGGCTCGAAGATCTCGAACACCAGCAGGTATGTATATGAAGTACATTTGCCTCTTCATCGTAATTCTATCTATGTGCTGTGTCCAAGACTACGAGTACTCTCAAGAGTACACTAAAGAAGGTCACCACAAGGCTTGGTATAACTGCTCTACGGAGTACTGTCATAGTCACCATAACATGCCTCCGGATTTGCGGAGTTATTATCGCTATACTAAGTATTGAGAAGCTCGGCGTTAATGGAGTCAAAATAACTATTGACAACTACAAACAACCATGTTATATTGTCTTATAACAATGAGGGAAAGGTAACATACTTTTCCCCATATCAGGGTGACGACCTACGTCATACAATAAGGAGCGTATCATGTCAGAAGAAACAACAGAAGCAACAACCACCGAGATGGTGGAAATCAAGGCGACGTACAAAAAAGGTGACGTTGACGTCGAGTGCGCCATCCTGTACGATTTTGGCCAGACACTTGAAGGCGCTGTTGAGAAGTTCGGCGCAGACGTCGTGTACTCCAACTTCGTGCGCGCCTCCAAGGTAACCGCCCAGGCTGCAATGCGTCGTCTGCTTGAAGGCGGCAAGTCGGATGAAGAAGTACAGTCCACGATGGACTCCTGGAAACCGGGCGTCGCTCTCGAACGTACAGTTGATCCGGTCGCCGCTCTGATGGCGAAGTTCGGCAAGATGGATGCTTCTGCACAGGCTCAGCTGTTGGCCGACCTGCAGGCGAAAGCTCAGAAGTAATCAGTAACACCACCTCCAAGTGGTAAAGACAATGTGTGTACGGAGCGGAGTAAACTCAAAAGGTGTGATGGCCGCCGCTCCGTACACATTTTGCACAAAGCGAAACAACAAAGGAGACTGCCATGTGTGCAGTGTGGACTCGCCGTTCTGGGATACAACTTGCTTATCCCATGGACTTAAAAAAACTTCTCAAGTATCCCCTCCCCTGGATCGTTCAACCTAAACTCAACGGTGAGCGGTGTCGTGCACTTATAACGCGCGGCATCTGTACATTATTGAGTTCAGAAGAGAACGAGATCACAACTCTTCCTCATATCAATCGTGCTTTTGAATCCCTCCAGTTGCCTGACATCGAACTTGATGGCGAAATCTACCTTCATGGTATGTCCAAGCAGGAGATCGGGTCTTTTTTACGTCGTAAAGAGCTCAAAGAAGGCTACGAACAAATCCAGTATCATATGTTCGATCTGATTTGTAACCGTCCTCAGATTCAACGCCTAGACGCATTGTGGTTCGACCTGGCTCCAATGTTTGCTGACCATTATTGTCTTCAGTTGGTCGAAGGGCACAAGGTTGGTACTGCGAAGCGTTTAGTTGAGCTACTCGATTTCTACATCAATCAGAAGTATGAGGGCATCATAGTACGTAACGCCCTGGCTGACCACGAGCGCAAGCGCACAGTCAACATGCTGAAGTGGAAACCCACTCACAAAGACAGCTATCTGATTGTCGGCGTCGAAGAGGAAGTTGATCAGTACGGCAGTCCCAAAGGGCGTCTTGGTGCTATCTGGTGTGAGAAAGATGGAGAGCGGTTCAAGATTTCCGCGGGAGGTTTCCCACATGCGTACAAGCAAGATTTATGGGAAGCTATGCTTTGTGGCGCTTATACCATAGAGGGCAAATGGCTCCTCATCAAGTACGTAGATCTCACCGATCGTGGGGTTCCGAATCACGCAGTTGCGTTGTCAATCACTGAGAGTGAGGTCATAGATGAAACGTAAATGTCCTTACGCCAACAACCACTGTATGTACATCACCAAGCAGGGAACCTGCGTTTCTAAAACCTGTCGGAAGTAAACCGGAGTCTGTAATGCCAAACGTCTATATCATAAACAAGTGCCCGCATGACTTCCACGAGGCCGAACGCTACGGCACCCTTGTGTTTCTCTCAAAGGGCCAGATGAACAAGTATGCTGTAAACAAGATCTATCGGCAGTTCGAAGAGGCGCTGGGCAAGAGTACTGCTGACGACTACATACTGCTCACTAGCCTGACGGTCATGTCAGTTGTTGCGTGTTGTATCTTTGTATTAAAACACCAGATGTTAAACCTCCTGCTGTATAAGGACGACAGCTACGTCTGTCGAAAACTAGATTTGAAAGGAGTCTGTGATGGCGCGTAAGATGAGTCAAGCAGAGAAGCAACGAAACGAGTTTGAGAAAGAACTCAAAAAGGTAGTAATATTAATCGCAGAAACGGTTAACAATCTACCTGCACAAACATTAGTTCAGCCGTTCAATGAAGAGCTTGCCCAGAAACGTATCCTCCGAGCCTACGACATTGCTGTGATGCGTACCAATCTACGGGCTTTCGAAAGCCAGCAGGGAGTCTAACTATGCGAGAATGTGAAGAAGAAAATCTCAACAGAGAATGCTCTGACCCAGATGGGCACCATTGGTTCTATATTGGCGCAGCTCCAGATGGCACAACCTTTTACCGTTGTACTCATTGCCACCTAGAAAGTGAGGGCATGTAAATGGAACCTTTGACATTAGCAACAGAGGAACGGCGTAACAAAGTTATCTGTTCTCTTCACCCACACAAAGCCCTGCTCCGAGACCTACGTATTCAAAGCTACTGTATCCGTAGAGGCTGGGGACGTCTTATGTGTATGTTCCAGGGCACAAACACTGATAGACCAATTCAATAAGGAGGCCTCATATGAAGGCAGGATATATGATAGTTCCACCGGATTCATCTGGTACAGCTGTAGGTAAAATTCGCAAGATGCGCTGTCAATGTACTGGAGATGGTACCATAAGCGCCTCTAAACTATATGAAGAAGATAAAGATAAAAGTTGGGCAGAAAAAAGGGTTAACTACTTTATATTAGCTGATGGCGTTACTGTTCTACGATGTCCCGAGTGTCATATAGGAATCTGGTATACGTCATGACTATGCCAATAACCGAGCTACCAACTTTCACAGTCAACGACAGCACCAAGATCAACTGCTTCCTTGACTGTCCGCGCAAGTACTTTTACGAGTTCGTCTTGAACTGGCGCCAAGATACACCGCACCATGATCTCGAATTCGGTGAGGCCTGGCACCAAGCGCAAGAGCATCTCCTTGTCCACGGCTACGACGACGTCACAGGGGCTATGACAAAGTTCCTTGAGCACTACCGTCAGCATTTCTCAGAACATACTGATCCCGACTATGCTCCGAAGAATCCAGGCTTTGCTGCAATGGGCCTGGTGCAGTACGTCAAGCAGTACATTACCGACAGACATGACTACGAAACTTTGTACACTGAAGTAGCCGGTAGTGTAATGGTAGCACCAGGCTTGCACTTGTCATTCCGTCTGGACGCCATCGTCAGGCATCTTCAAACCGGCCTTATCCGTTTTCGTGAGCACAAGACAACTAAGTCCGGCAATAGTATCTGGTACAAGCAATGGCCGCTAGCAATACAGCTCGGAACCTACACATACGTAATGCACTGTATGTATGAACAAGCTGAGATATACGGTGGAGAAGTCAACGGTTCAATCTTCACCAAGAAAGAAGTCACGCATGTGAGGATACCAATTAAGAAGACCCTCGATGCTATGAACGCGTGGCACTTCGATGTGATGTACAAGCTACGTGAAATCGAACAGAACTTCGATATGCTCTCAAGGCAAACTGCCCAGAGTAAAGTAATGGAAGCGTTCCCACGTAACCCTAATAGCTGTACCAAGTTCATGTCCGCCACGAACTCTCAATACAACGGTTGTCCTTACCATGACTTCTGTATGGCTTGGGCTAATCCACTGTCCAGGTGTGATGAAATTCCAGATGGCTTTGTCGAGTTCATTTGGAACCCTGCTGATCGGGAGAAAGAAGCGAAGAAGATAGTTCATTTTTAAAGGAGCATATCATGGGAATGTATACTGAGCTAGTATTAAAAGCTGACGTACAACAAGAACCAACAAAAGAAGTGCTTAACATTTTGAACTTCTTATTTAACGGGCAAGAGTTAGATATAGAAATATCTTTACCTAAGCATAAGTTTTTTACTTTACCAAGATGGAAACAATTAGGAAGAAGTAATAGTTACTATCATGTACCCTGGGCTAATTCAAAGTATGAGGAAGATTATATCTTCTCTCGTAGTGATCTTAAAGATTATGATGAAGAGATTGATAACTTCTTAGATTGGGTTAGGCCTTATTTAACAAGCGAAGAAGGAAAGTGTATAGGTTGGAAATGGTATGAAGAAGATAATATTCCAACGCTTATTATAATGTAACGCTCCGTGCATAAATTGCACAAAGCGAATCAATGAAAGGAGATGATGTACAAATGGCCCTTGATATCAAGAAAGAATTCGCAGACTTAACTGCGATGTACAACGCTGCAAAGACTGAGAAGTTTAATGCTCTCATCTATGGAGCACTCGGTACTGGTAAAACGCGCCTGCTCAAGACCGCGCGCTTGCCTGTCTTCATAGACAGCTTCGACCCTGGCGGAACGAAAACCCTGCGCACCGAGATCGAGCAGGGCAAAATCTTCGCTGACACACGCTGGGAGCTCGAGAGTCCCAAGAATCCAACCGTCGCTATTGCGTGGGAGAAAGAGTATGAACGCAGAAAGAAAGAAGGCTTCTTCAACAACATCGGAACCTATTGTATCGACTCCGCGACCACGTTTAGTGACGCCTTCTCAAATCAATTTCTTAAGGGCGCAGGAAGAACTGGAACGTTTTTGTTCCAAGCCGACTATAACCCGATCATGGCTAGTATCACCGCTGCGTTGAAAGATATCCTCGCGCTCCCATGTGACGTTATCATCCTGGCTCACGATGATGTAGACAAGGACGAAGCAACTGGACGCATGTTTGTAGGGCCAAACTTTATCGGTAAGTCCAGCAGAGGTAAGTACCCAGTTTGGTTCGACGAGATCTATTGCGCCCTGACCAAGAGTACCAGTAGTGGAGTTGAGTATCAACTATTGACACAGTCAGATGGTATGTACAAAGCCCGTACACGGCTAGGAAAGGAGGGGATCTTCGAAAAATATGAGAAACCGGATATCAAAGCGCTGTTGAAGAAAGCTGGAATGAACATCGAGGATAAAATCTAAAACAAAAGGAGAAGTAAAATGGTAAAAGCTGAGTATGACGTACAACTTCAATCTGCCGACAATGGCATGATAGTACGAGTTGGTTGTAAGGTCCTTGTTGTAACTGAGGATCGTATAGGTGAAGCCCTCGTAGATATCAAGCGTCTGCTGACTGGTGGCCATGAGGGGCAAAAAGAAGTAAGAAAGAAATGGCTGAATGATATGGAAGAAGTAACTGCCACAGAACGCTGTGAGGTACCTCCGGCTTGTACCCATGGTATACCTACACCCATTCACTGTTAAACACTCCGGCCTAGAGCCGAGTGATCACATGGCCAAAGAGCCAAACAAAGGAGAATAGTATGCAAGTATTCGAAGTTATCGCTATCAAGAAAGATGAGAAAGGCCGTCCATCCAGTATCATCTTTGGACCTGAAGCTCTTATAGCTTCTGATGAACAGAGCGCAATCCTCTCAGCCACAATTAAGAACACCGGCAAACTCGCTGATCTTAACATGAGTGAGGTTGAAGTAAAGGTCCGCCCTTTCAAGTAGGCGTCTGGGAAAGTCAGTGTAAGGATGATGACGTAGACGCCTTGATGGATAAGTTTAAAAACTATCAGGCTGATTTTATGCAACATTTTGTAGGTTTTGATCTAAGTAAGAAACCTATAGTAGAACGACCATCCAAACCAGCTTTAACGGCAGCCGAGCGCTACCGAACTTACTAGGCAAAGCCTAGACACAAAGGAGCAACACCATGAGTTTTCTTGACTACGATCTGCAGAATGTACCCGAACTGGAAGTCCTCCCTGAGGGCGAATACGAGCTCCGTATCCTCGCTTGTGAAGTAAAAACAAGTCAGGCCGGCAACCCTATGGTCAGCCTCTCCCTCGACTGCCCAGCTGAGCCCAATTCAAAGGGGATTCACCACACTATCATGTTGCCTACAGATGCCGACGACGAAAAGAAACGCAACGGTCGTCTGCGCTCGCTGAAGGGTTTCTGCGAAGCCTTCGGAATCAACACAGTTGGCGGCATCACCCTGGACGACAGCGTAGTTGGTAACACTGGCTGGGCTATCATCGCTATCGAGTCCAGCCCTGAGTATGGAGATCAGAATCGCGTTCGTCGATTTGTAACCGGCAACTAACACAAACAACCTCAGGACAGAGGGGAGGACTAATCACGTCCTTCCCTTTTTTTACTCTCAATAGGAGGCTCAACTTGTCAACACAACAAGACTGGAGTCCACGCATCTCAGTCGCTACAACTGAGGAACAGTTCTTCGCAGTTCAGAAAGCCATTCCTTGGGGTATGCGAGATAAACTTTTCAGGAAGTTTGCCGACGAACTCGTACGTATCAGCACCACCCATGGCCCTATGGCGCTTGCACTACTTGACCGTCAGGGCTTTACAGTAACTATCAATCCCCTCGAGGAGAAAGCCGATGGCTGATTCATACAACCTCAAAGGTCTTAAGACTTCACTATCCGAAATGTCGGACGACGAACTGCGGGCACACATGCTCTCACTTCGCTCCAATAGACGGACAGTCAAGGCCAAGGCTATCGAGCTTAGTGCTAAGGGCCAGAAGGATGGCACGAATACTAAGGCTTCAACCAAGCAGACCATTAAGAGTCTGAGTGCTGAACAGGTACAACAACTTCTATTACAGTTAGGACAAGGAGCATAACATGATCTTACAGGTCATAGACAGAACTCAGATCGACTTCGGAGATCGACGCCGGGATGACTACGGCAACCTCGAGCAGCTCGCAAACAGCATTAAGGAGAAGGGACTAATTCAACCTATTGCAGTTTGGCAACGCCCGACTCCTCTAGCTGAAGGGGAACTTCCCTACCTCTTACTAGCGGGAGGCAGGCGCTTTAACGCCACCTTCATAATCGGTATGCAGGAACTTCCTTGTAGAGTCTTTGACGAGCCTACTCTCGACGACCAACTCTATCGTGAAATCGAACTGATCGAAAACATCGAGCGCAAAGACCTCTCATGGACGGAGCAGGTACGCCTTCAGAAAGAAATCAACGAGCTCATGGTTGGCAAGCATGGAGAGAAGATCTCTAAGGGCAACCAGAATACAACCGAAGCACCCGAAGGCTGGTCTCAACGAGACACCGCTACGCTCTTAGGCAAGTCGCCATCATCCGTCAGCAGCGATATCCGCCTAGCCGAAATGATGGAACTTATCCCACAGTTGGGTGAGGCGAAGAACAAGTCCGACGCTACAAAGCTCCTCAAGAAACTCCAGACCCAGGCTGTGCATGAAGAACTCAGCCGTCGTATCGAGGAGAAGAACGCAACTGGTGGCCTCGATGCAGAGAAGTCCAAGCTCATCAACAGTTACATCCTTCGTGACTGTGTAGAAGGCATACGTGAACTCCCCGATAGTTGTATCGACATAGTTGAGATCGACCCACCCTATGCCATCGACCTGAAGAACACAAAGAAAGGTATGGACGAAGACAACTCGCAGTACACTAAGGACGACTACAACGAGATCGATCCGTCCAAGTATCTTCCATTCCTTCGTGAACTCTATAAGGAATGCTACCGAGTTATGTCCGACCATAGCTGGCTCATATGCTGGTACGCTGCGGAGCCGTGGCAGGAAGTTATCTATCAAGCCCTATGTGAGGCCGGCTTCTCACTACGCCGCTTAGGTGGAATCTGGGCCAAGCCTAACGGTCAAACCAGACAGCCGAACATCTACCTGGGTAATGCCACTGAGCCATTTTACTACGCTCGCAAAGGCAACCCTACAATCATCCGTCAAGGGAGGTCTAATGTCTACACCTATCCCACAGTACCTGCAACCAAGAAGGTTCATCCAACGGAACGGCCTGTTGAACTCATTCAAGATGTTCTGTCTACTTTTGCTTGGCCTGGCGCTCGTATCCTTGTACCTTTTCTTGGTAGTGGAAATACTTTACTCGCTGCTTCAAATCTTAAACTCAATAGTTTCGGCTTTGATTTGACCAAAGGGTACAAGGATAGCTTCTCGGTTCGTGTAGCGAGCCAAGCGCCTGGGACTTACAGTAGTCTCCCGAGTGCGCAAGGCCTAACCTTTACACCATAAACCGCTCTGTGCAAAATAAATACAAAGGGGATCAAACATGAAGCCTACCTGGCTCGATATAGCCGAAGCAGAACTTGGACAAAAAGAAGTACGTGGGGGCGAGAATCCACGCATCATCGAGTACTTCACCGCAACAACCTACCCGGCAAAAGAAGACGAAGTATCCTGGTGCTCGGCGTTCGTCAACTGGTGTATGAAACAGGCTGGTATATTCCGTACTACCAGTGCTGCTGCAATAAGCTGGGCTAGCTGGGGTGAACGCCTGGTCGAACCTAGGGAGGGTTGCGTGGTAGTCATACGGCAACGCAAGAAAGGGACAGACCAAGCTACAGGTTCCTCCAGTGGCAATCACGTAGGCTTCTTCAAACGGATCGAGAATGGTTACATCTATCTTCTCGGTGGAAACCAGTCGGATTCTGTCAAAGTGTCTGGCTTCAAACTCACATCATATGACGTAGTGGCCTATCGCTGGCCCGAAGGAGTTAACTAGTATGGAACTTATTTTTGACACAGAGACTACAGGCTTACCCTTATGGAACGAACCAGCTACACATCCACGCCAGCCTGATATCATCCAGCTCGGCGCCGTCCTGTGTGACGCAGATGAGATATATGAAACTCTTTCTGTAATTATCAACCCTAGTGAGGTTAACCCTGAGTGGAAGATGAATCCCTTTGCGGAGGCAGCTCATGGTATTACCACTGAACGTATATTGGCAGAGGGAATCCACCCCAACTCTGCCCTCGATACATTCCTTTCTATGGCAAGACGGGCAGAACTACTCATATGCCACAACGTCTCCTTCGATCAAAAACTTGTTGCCGGGGCATTGTATAAATGCTCAAGAACATACGAAGACATCATGGTTGTAGAGAGTAATGACTACTATTGTACTATGAAAGAGAGTACTACCCTCTGTGCCTTGAAGAACAAAAAGGGAGCTCCCAAGTGGCCAAAGCTCGTGGAGTTGTACCAATTCCTGTTTGGAGAGGAACCAGAGAACCAACACGATGCACTCGGTGACGTACTTGCTACGAGAAGGTGCTACTACGAACTTAAGAGGAGGGGACTGTGAGACATATACCTAACGAAGTTGCTGCAGGAGATTGTCAAGAAGGGTGCTCTTGTGGCTGTAGTCCTGATGATCCTTGCACCGACTCAAACTGTCCACACTGCAAGGTAACAGACTGCTCTTGCCACATCAGTCCTCCTTGTAGTAACTGTGTAAATCATGAGTGGGTTCCTTACGAAGGAGACTAAGTTATGTTCTTCAATACGCAACGCCCTATAGTCCATGGCAAAGGTCCAAAAGAGACGTGCCAAATAGCCTTCGTGGGCGAGGCTCCTGGAGTACAGGAAGAAAAAGCCGGAGCACCTTTTGTTGGCATCTCTGGATCTCTCCTTGTAACTCTAATGCAATCCGCTGGTATCAGTCGATCAGAAGTCTACATGACCAACGTCGTGAAGGAGCGACCTAGTAAAAATGATATCTCAGAATTTTTCGAAGTCAAGCGTAACGGCGCTAATACTACTCCTGCCTTTGACGAGTATGTCAGAGGACTCAAGGCCGAGCTCCAAACCTGTAGCGCTAATGTCATTGTCGCTGTCGGAGGAACAGCTCTGTATGCGCTTACTGGAAAATTCAGTGCTACCAAATGGCGTGGAAGTATCCTCGAATCCACTCTTCTGCCTGGGCGAAAGGTCATCTGTATCATCCACCCAGCAAGTGCACTCCGACAGTATATCTTCCGGCACTTCATCTCCTTCGACCTGCGACGTATCAAAGCCGAAGCTGAGTTTCGAGATATTAGAATCCCTTCTCGATCCCTGATTATTGAACCAAGCTTTGACGATTGCATCCAGTTTCTCAACAACATCCTCGAACATGAATACGAGACTGCTTGCGATATCGAGGTAACAAACGAAGAGGTTTCTTGTATCTCATTTTCACCAACTCCGTTCACTGGTATAAGCATCCCGTTCTATGACACGGGCAAGGACTACTTCACACTCGATCAGGAGGTGGCCATCTGGAAGATGATTGAACGTATCTTCTTAGCACCACGTATCAAGAAGATATTCCAAAATGGTATCTTCGACATGACCTTTTTGTTCAATCGCTACGGCCTGTTCTGTCAGAACTACGACGACACTATGATCGGCCAGGCTGTGATGTATCCAGACTTCCCCAAGGGTCTGGACTTCATAACCAGCATCTTCACAACCGAACCTTATTACAAGGACGAAGGGAAGAAGCATTTCAAGTACGGCGGAGTGATGAGGGACTTCTGGCTCTATAATGCCAAAGACTCTGCGGTCTGTTCCGAAGCTATGCCCAAGATCAAAGCTGACCTCGAACGCCTAGGCAATCTCGAGGTGTATGAAACCCAGACTCAGTTGATCGAACCGCTGATGTATATGTCTGCTCGTGGTATGAAGGTCAATGTAGAAGCTCGCGACAAGGAGGCGAAAGAAAGTGAGGAACGAATTAAAGAACTTGAACAACAACTTTGGAGTATTACTAGCATCAAGCTCAACCACGCTTCTCCCAAGCAACTATGTGAGTATTTTTACAATACCAAAGGGCACAAGCCTTACCTCAACAGAAAAACTGGTGGAGCGACTGTTGATGGAGACGCTCTCAAGAGACTTAGCAGAAAGGGTTTTGAGGAGGCTCGAATCATCCAGGATATTAGAGGTTTGGCTAAACGGAAATCAACTTACCTCGAGATGCAACTTGACATGGACGGAAGAATTCGATCCAGCTTTAATCCGGTTGGAACTGACTCACTCCGACTATCCTCATCCAAGACTATCTTCGACACTGGAGGGAACACTCAGAATCTCCCTTACGACGTAAGGAAATTTATCGAAGCAGACATCGGCTACGTCTGTTATCAAATGGACTTGTCGCAAGCCGAGAACCGGATGGTCGCTTACCTCGGCCCAGAGCCTGCAATGATCCAAGCATTCGAATCCGGCGCTGACATTCATCGCCAGACCGCCGCACTAATCTTCGGCAAACCTATGGAGGAAATATCAGATGAAGACGGTAGCTGTCCTATCGGTGGAGGTATGCACAGTGAACGATTCTGGGGAAAGAAAGCAAACCACGGGCTTAACTATGATCTTGGATACAAGACGTTTGCGTTCTATTACGAAATCCCCGAAAGCGACTCGAAGTTCATCTGCGAGCGTTACCATACCGCTTATCCGGGAGTTCGCCGTTATCACCAGTGGGTTAGAGATAAGCTCGCGAAAGACCGAATCCTTACAAATCTTTTTGGCTGGAACCGATTGTTTCTTGACCAATGGGGAGATCAACTTTTCAAAGTTGCTTACAGCTTCATTCCACAAAGTAGTATCGCGGCTCTCCTTAACCGGAAAGGAATAGTTGATCCGTACTACTCTGGTATCAAGATCGAGTATCTCAACAACGTACACGATTCGATCTGGTTTCAGAAAAAGCTCTCGGATGGCTGGCTTGAACATGCCCGTTGTCTGATGGCGCTCAAGCAGTCGATGGAAGCTCAGTTACGGTGGGGCTCTTACAGTTTCAACATTCCTGTGGATACGGAGATAGGTTTGAACTTTGGGAAGAATGGAGCGGACAATCCTGGGGGACTAGTCAAGGTGAAGTTCACCCTTGGTACTTCGATCGAGGACCTCGCGGCTCAACTTGAGCGAGCATACACCAATACGCTTTGTACGAAAAATGCACAAAGCGGAGAGTTCGAAACCTCAACGGAAAGTCGCAGCTGTTGCGATCGGAGGGCTTGATGCGTAGACTAGACAACTGGCTCGAAGCCTATCTTGCCTTCAATGAGAACTCCGAACCGCCTACTATCTATCACAAGTGGGTGGCAATCTCTGTGGTGGCTGGCGTTCTTCGACGCAAGGTCCACCTACCATGGGGGCCACTAACATTCTACCCCAACTTCTACATTGTGTTAGTCGGCCCCCCTGGACGTTGTCGTAAGGGTACGAGTATGAAACCTGGGTACAACCTGCTCCGGGACGTCGGAATAAAGATGGCCGCAGAATCTATTACAAGGGAGGCACTAATTCGTGAACTCAAAGACGCAAGCGATTCTAATGTTGATCCTACTCATGGTCGTGTGGACCTCCACAGTAGTCTTACTATATATAGTCCTGAGCTTACCGTTTTCCTGGGCTATAACAATCACCAGCTTATGTCTGATCTCACAGACTGGTTTGATTGCGGTGATCGCTGGACTTACCGTACCAAGAACATGGGCACAGACGACATTAGCGGTGTGTTCGTCAACCTTATTGGTGCTACTACTCCTGACCTTATACAAAGTACTCTTCCATTAGACGCAATCGGTGGCGGCCTAACAAGTCGTATGATCTTTGTGTACGCAGACAAGAAGTCTAAGACCGTACCTGTTCCATTCGTCTCGGCGGAAACAACTGCTCTGCGTCAACACCTCCTGCATGACCTTGAACAGATCAGTATGCTCCAGGGACCGTTCCGTGTGACTAAGCAGTTCACCGAGACCTGGACTGACTGGTACACAGCAGCAGATAGTAAGCAACTCTTTAACGACGGAAGGCTCGCGGCCTATGAGGAACGCCGTCCAACTCATATACTCAAGCTCTCGATGATCATGTCAGTTATGCGTGATCCAAAGATGCACAACATCATAACTCATGACGATCTCCTAGCCGCGATTGACCTTCTTGTGGAGACCGAACAGAGTATGCGTCAGACCTTCGGAGGCGTCGGTAAGGCCTCCAACGTAGGCGTAATGGGTAAGATGCTCACGCTCTTAGGCGAACAAAAAAGTATGACTCGTTCACAGTTGATCAACATCTTCTGTCACGACGTAACTATCCAAGGCCTAGACGAAGTTCTCACAACACTCGAAGCCATGAAGTCTATACGCAAAGAGTACAACAAGACAGATGTGAACATCATCTTCCAGCACAAAGCTGACGGAAGTCACATCTACGGTAACGTGGGGGAGGTGGCAGATGGAACAGACTGAGATAACACGAGTTCTATTGTCCTTCATCCACTCGCTCTTTTGCAAGAAGAAACACCCAACTGACTGTACCTTCTATAACGATATCGAACTAGCGGATTGTTGGGATCTTCCGGACGTCGTATGCTGGACAGTTCTAACTTCGTTGCTCCTCCAGAAGATGAACACAAACGAGAAAGGCCTCCTAGAATCGATAGCAAAAGTGCACCGATATCTAGAAGGCCTGAACAACCTCTCGACTGCTGAACGTAACTTGTTAAAAGCCGTGCTTATGGAAGCCGACCTGTCATACGCAATACTTGCAACACCTGCTTCTTGTTCAACCCAGACTCTGATAGACTCTGCTTCAGGCCTTGCCGTGATAGAGGAGGTATGTCAATAGCACGAGCCTTCGCCCTCTCACGTTCATAAGCTACCGCATCCTCAAGGGCGCTTTGTATGTACGCTTTGTCGTCCAGCCTAGCGCCCTTCGCAAACTTCGTATAAATGCTAGCACGCTTCGAGGTCCAGTAGTCATTCTCCCGAATCGTTGCAACCTTCAACCTCTGAGCAGTAGCCTCTCTCTCGATACTAAAGCTAGCGGCTTTCATTAGACTCTCGAGGCCCGTGTACTTTATCGGAGCTCCTATCAAACCCTCTCGTAGTGGATTACCTTTCTCAGTCATGACACCAGTAGTTGCCCCCTGATGACTCTTGTACAGGTTCGACAAGGCTGCGGGCATAGCCGTCTTACTGAATCCATCCCAGTCGCCATTCTTCGCCTGGCTTCCAGCCTTAGCTATGTCCTTTACTGTAGAGCCAGCAACCCCAGCTATGATATCTTCCCAGTTCTCGTAGGCTCCAACCTGGAGAGACCCACGTAGTGTCACATGCCCAACACTCGGCAATCCGTCGCTGAAGATTTTAGCTCCCCATTCTGTACCAGTTATTTTATTAATCGTCTTGCGGAACCACTGCTCTGGATCATCTCCAGTTGAGATACCATACAACTTAAACAACGGAGTGATAAACGGCAACGCTGGAACACCTGCAACAGCCATGAGTACAGCCATACTACGAATCGCCATTAGCTTTCCACGCGTACCTTCCACCGTACTAAGATTGAAAAGAAGCTGTGCATAGTTATGCTCGAAGGCTCTGAAGACATAGGCCAACCTAGTGTACTTCCAAATCCCCTTGCGTAAAAATGGTAGTGGAATATTCGCCCTACCGTACACAACATGAGCATCGTTCACTACATCCTGAGCAACATCAAGTGCTCGGTCATACTGATACTCTTTCTCATTCCTAAAGGTCTTGAACGCCGCTAGGAAGGTTGACATCTTGTTGAGCTCCTCAACCTTTGAGCCCATCCAGCTGGCTTTGTCAAACACCTTTCCGAGCATAAACTTCGTGATCTCCAAGCTCTTACCTACCTGACTCTGACCAGACCTACCAGATTCCCACGTCATTTCTTCATGCGCAAAGACCTCAGGGGCAAACTTCGCCAACGTAGCACCTGTGTCTTTCGACCAGAGCATTGCATTAACTGTTTCTTCGTCAAAACCTTCAGGCAATCCTGCAGATTGTATCGCATCAGTACGCGAAATCCCCTCAACGTTCATCTGCTTTTCGATCTGGTGTAGCCAGGACATAAACCTCATGGTATGCGGAATAGCTGACAGGATCTTCTTGTCTGCACTATCTGTGTAACGTCCCAAGACGGACGGTGCATTAGTCAGCTTGTCCATAGTCATAACGAAGGCCGTCTTGATATTGAACCCCAGGTGCTTTAAGTAAATAGCTGCACGTATCTTCCCTATCCAGGCGTCCGAACTATCCGCCCCTTCCAGCATTGCGCCGAACCATTCTTTGGCATAGTTATATAGGTTTGTATTGCTTCGAACACTTGCCAGTTCCTGTGCGCCCTTAGAGGCAAACTCAATCTTGGCAATCGCACTAGCGAAGTCTGTGACCCTCTTGTGCATAACCATACTGATACGTTCATCAAAGCCCGGGATTTCCGTTCTTTCTTTGAACATCGAGAAGATACCCTGAGCCTTTATCATCTCACTCGTGGTATCGAACAGCATGTCCTGCACCTGGGCCAGCGCATCTTTATCCTGTATAACTTCGTTCAACTTAGTACGGCCGATTACATCTTGGAGCGCAGTAATAAGGTCTTGCCCTCCACCTATCTGGTACTCAAGTTTCTGACTCGTATCTACATTCACAACAACGTCGTTAGGGAACTTCTGCTTCAACTCCTTCAAGGCGTTTGTCTGGCTAGCCCAGTCCTCAAAGGCTGTGAAGTATTTCGTCTTATTCGTCTCAGCACTCTTGACCAACACTCCGTACTTACCAAACCTCATGTGTGGAAAATAGCCTGGTATAAACCCGTTCGGTGCGATATGCTTCATTACATTCTCACCAGACTGCCCGAGGATATCTACCAACACTCGCTTGGTTTTGAAGTACATGTATTGCAGAGTATCTTGTATCTCAAAGTATGCCAGAGCTGCTTGCTTGCGTTCTTCAACTGAGCGTCGAGAAAGAATCTGATCTAGTGCCATGAACGCTGTAGCTTTCTGCGTCAGGAGTTCTTGCTCAGCTGGATCAGTTGCATCTTCGGCCTCAGCGATAAGAGCATCAACACGACCTCCAACACCAAGCATGATCTCGTCAAGGGTAAACTGCGTCCTCATGTTGTCGCCAAGAAGAATTAAACTCCTCATAGCATTATACGCTTCACTGTTTGTATCAAGACTTTTGAGCGTCCGAAGGCCGGGATTACGTAGTTTTATTTTCGCCACCCCTTTGGCTGTCTCAAACTCAACAACCTCTTCCTCTGGCTTACCTAAGAACAGATCATGTGCAACCTTAGTAGCTTTATTAATTCTATGGATCGCCAACTTGAATAACGGCTTCAAGATTGGATGCCTCCAACTAAGCCCCTGCATAGTGAAGAATGCTTTCTCGAAAAGATTCCCCGCTGTACTCTCTCGCGAAGGTTCTTTGTGCAACAGCGTGCGTTGTCCCCAGTGGTACATCTTACGAATATAGTCAACTGTTGCATCACCTTCAAGCATCCGACCTTGGCCATTGTCTTCTATGCTTTCTGTCATCTGCTTGAGCTTCGTGTAGATGTGACCTATACGATCTGACATACGCGCAACGCTGTCAACATCTAGGTCTTTTCCACGATTACTAACAACTTCTTTAAAGGTGTCAAGCTCCGAGAATATCTCAGCCAGGTACTCTTCAACAGGAAGATCATTAATCTTACCCGTCTCACGAGCTAAGCGTTGTATCTCAGTCTTCTTCACGAGGTCGGTCAACTGAGGACCATCTTCGAAGTCCAACACATGCGCTAACCGCGTAAGTTCCTTCTGAGCCTCTTCCGTTATTCTCCCTATGATCTCAAGATCTGGAAGTATATCATAAGCTGCGGCTCCTACGTGGATAGGCTCGACTATACGATCCCCCAGTTCTTCGTTCTGCGTCTCTTGGAACAGCTGATCTATTGCACTGTTCTGCTGGGTTGTTCCGTCAAGAGAATCCTCCAACGCTTTGGCCTTATCAAAAGCTTCCTGCAACATAGGGTCTTTTGTAAGGTGTGGGGCAATAGCATAACTCGGAACACTCTCACCATTCTCAAGCGCCTCATTCACAACTTGATAATGCTTCTCAGCCATCCACTCATCCTTGGTGAGCGTAGCATCTTTGTCGTCTTTGATGAGTTCAGGCCAGACAAACTGGGTGTACAACTCTGAGATTGGAACTCGTCTTACAGTACCACGGTCTACATCAACCATCGAAGCACTGTGTACCCCCTTTTGTTCGACTGCATAGATATGACCGGTCGTCCTGTCCATGATCACGTCTTGAGTGCCATGATAGATATCGTGCTTAATAGCGAGGAGTTGTTCTCGAGCTGGGGTATTCCAACTCTCACGTACTTGTTGAACCTCAGACAGTTGAGTAACAAACTTAATAGTCGAATCAAAGTTCATCCGCCTGGTGACAAATCCCTCAGCGTCCATGTATTCATCTTTATACATTACCCCTAGGTCGTTGTCAAAGAGCCCTTTACGCTCAGCACTATCTTTCTGTGCCTGGAGCTCTTCTAGAATAGGGGCAACACTCTCGCCCAAATGAAATGCTGAGTTTGCCCTAACTGCAAACAGATTGAGGACGCGAACCACGTAGCCATCTATATCCCTATTGGCCAGTGGCCGCTGGAGATACGTCGGGTCTGATACAATCGCAAGTTGCGCTTGAGTCTCTCCGGGGGTCATATAGCGAGAGAAAATAATACTCCGCATAGAGCCTACGCCACCACTTATAGCGTTAACCAGAGAATTAAACCTACTAGGCGAACGTACTGAGATACTCTTATTCGTAAGACCGAACATCGCAGCTTTGTCTTCGCCATAGACAATCTTCCAAGCCTCGAAGGTCAGTTCGTGTTCAGCCTTCTGACTTGGAAATGCAGCTGGAGTCAGAATCTTGTCAAACAAAGCTATGGTTTTCGGATCCAGTTTGACGTCAATCTCACTGCCTTTGATCGTCTTGTAGATACGACGGAGCCAGGTTTTCATCTTCTCGAAGACGTCTTTCAGTTCGATTGTCGGAGCTTTGCCTCGTCGGAGGTATCGTTCCCAACCTCGTGCCCACATCTCTTCTTGTTCAACCGACCACTTTGGTGTGGTAGCTCCTACGAACTCATTAGCTGTGACCATCTCTTCTGGGCTCAACCACCTACGCAACACATGCCCTATCTCGTGCAACATAGTGGACTGATCAGAGCCAGACATAAGCGTTATAACTGCCCGTCCATCCTCAAGAAAGTTTACACTACCTTGGACTTGGGATGTGCTCTGTCCATTATTTGTACTGAGCGATTGATTCAATTGCTGTGGTGGAAGTGTATAGTTAGAACGAGCCTGTCTACCACGCTGAAGCTCAACGACTTTCCCAGAAGGCCAACGCTGCACTAACACTTCATGCGCGTTGATTGAATTATCTTCTGGACGAATGCCAATAGCAGGAAGTGCTTTATTAGAACGAGTATCAATCTTGAATGTTTCAACTCCTTTACGTTGACGGGAAGCTAACTCTCCAGTAGCCTCAAGTGAAGTGTCAGTCTGCCCACTTGCATTATTTTGAGCTTGGTATAAAATATCTGCTGACAATTCCTGGAGTTTTTCTTTACTAAGCTCTTTATTCTGCTGTACATAATCAACAAACTTCTTAGGAAAAAGTTTATTAATAGTAAAGATATCAGCAGGATTACTTTCAACAAAGTCCATATACTTCTCAAGAAAGTCTATGTTGCTAATATTTGTAGGCAAGCTATCTATAAAAGATTTAACATACCTATGACTTTGCTGTACTTCTTTAAATGTAGGGCTAATACTTTCTAACACTTTAGTACTATCATATTTAGTTTCTGTTGTATGCTTACGAAGAATAACAACTTCCTCAAAAGGAACAGTCGTTCTCCGCTGAGCTTCATGTAACTTATTTAAAGCTGAAGCTACAGGAATCTTAATCCTATCTGAAACTGTTAAGCCAAGCTCCTCAAGTTTCTGTATATGCCAGTCTACTCCTTTTACTATATCTCCTTCCTTCTTAACTGTACTACCCTTCCTAATATTATTACCCTTGTCTGGGAAGTCCTTAACATTAAGAATAACTATACCGGTATCAGAAAGTTTCTTAACCGCCTCAGCATATATCTCTTTATGCAGTTGTTCATATTGAGGACTCCATACAAATCCTCCAGTGTTACCCTCCTGCAAAGGTTTGCCTAGAGTACCTTGATATGAGTCTTTAACTGAGGGAGAAGTACGCCCCATTAAGTTTCCATACGTAGGGGAGAAAACAAGAGCATCTTGTGAATTATCTTGAAATTCTTTAAGGTCTCTAGAGTCTCCTACTAATGGGATGTCTACACCACGCTTAGTCATCTCATTAATAGTACCGCTTCCCCAGCCTGGTTCAATATCCTTGGCCGCAACTGTACCCTCAAAGCCATACTTTTTAACTTCTCCTATTCGACCTATCCCTCCAAAGATATCTAGTACATTTTTACTTCCTTCTTTTTGGAGAATATCTGAAAAGATTTTTACAAAAGAGTTAGGGTAAGGAGCTGGGTGAATTCGTTGTTCTAATACATCGTCCCCCTCAGGCGTAGTTTCACCACTCTGAACTCCAGCTATAGACTTCTCGACAAACGTATCGAGATCCATACCCCGCGTCTGCGCGATAACATTCAGCAGGCTTAAATTAACGTGGACTTCATCCTCACTACGACCAGCCTCCAGCATTTGCTTTGCAAAGGTTTGGCTCGGGCTTAGCTCACCGGCTTCATTCGCCTGCATAGTATCAACTGTGGTAGGCTCACTGGGAACAACTTCAGCAGGAGTCTCGGTCACAGTTTCCTGCACTGGAGTACCAATACCACGAGCACGAAGTTTCTCTACTTCGGCCATAGCACTACCTTCGGCCTCACCTGCAACATTCGTAGGCCCAATCTTAACCTTGCCCTTAGCTCCAAGCATGTTAAGAATAGTACCACTTATAGCACCGACTATACCACCCACTGTAGCACTTGGCAAGACTTCTTCGGCCAACTTCTGCTGATCATCATAGGTCATTTTCGCAGTCACGTTGGACATGAACTGCTGAAAGCCCTCCTGGCCGCCTTCGACAAAGAACTGCCCAAGTGCATCTTTGGCCAATCCCATCTTGCCGGCTCCAGCTTTCTTCAATATATTCAGAGCATTGCCCAACGGTAAGAGATCAGTTACACCCCAGACACCACCCCAGTCTGCGGCTTGCTGAGCTTCAAGCTCTGTAGCGCCCTTCGTGGTAGCACGCTCATAGTCCTCAGCCGCCTGCATACCTACCCCTTGCACAGCTGCAACCCCAATGTTCTTGGTAACAAGTGCAGAGGCAACACTTCCAGCTACCTGACCAAGACCTGTGGCAACCTGCGAAGCCATTGTTCCACGAACTCGAACATCAGTAGGAGGAATAATCTTCTCTATCCATTCCCCTACTTTGTAACTCTGCAGGTCTTTCGTCGTCTTACCTTCATAGCTCTGAAGCATAGCCGGCAGGTCTTGATCAAACTCCTTAGCTTTCAACGCTACATACTTCGGAACAGCAGCTACGCCTTGGAAGATACCCCGAGCAAAGTCCTTTCCCTTCTCGGCTATGTTCTCGCCAAGAGAGATCGGGCCTTCTGCTATGTCATACAAATCTTGGAATTGTTGGTTAACTTCAGGATCAGCTAAGAGGTCTTCGTCAACATCTATCTCACGTCCATCTGGAAGGTTCAATCTTACGTTTGCCATTTAGAGGTCCTCACTCTGTAGGTTTATTTGTATTTCGCTATGTGCGAAAATTGCACGAAGCGTATGTCGTTAGCGCTTGAGATACTTTTTAAGCTCGTCCTTCGATCTAATAACTGGAACTTCTTTAGGCTTTTCAAGCTGAGCACCTGCTAGGATCGAACCCATAGGCAGACCTGTCAACTGTTGCAGATACTTCTCTGCGTGTATCCCCGCCCTGAGATTATTCGCCGAGACGGGATCACGAATCTCCATATTCGACAAGAGCTGGTTCAACACAGCAGAATCTCCAGTAGCAACAGCCGACTGATAGCGCGCAAGGTCTTCTGGTTGCATCCCCTTGACCGCACTCAGATAGGTGTCTTTCATAATATCTGTAACGGTCTTCATAGCGTCGAGTTTAAAAGCACTTAGAGCAGTAGACTTATCGCCAGCAGTCTTTGCACTAATCTCAGCCAGGCGATACCTGTGCTGTACTTCAGCCATATTACGCTCAAGCCGTTCTTGCACCTTGGCGTTATATTCAGTCTGGGCAACCTGCCCTTTCTGTTTCATCAAGGCCTCTTCCTGAGGGCTCTGCATAAAGGCGTTCTCTTTCTGCGCTACGTTGCCCTGCAAGACAGCATTACGATTGGCTATGCCGCGCGAGTACTGTTCCTGATTCGCCTGATCGGATGCTTGAAGTTCTTTAATCACGCGAAGAGTATTATTATAGTTATCACCAGCAACCTTATTATTAAAGGCTATGTTATTCTTTGTAGTATCCAACACCTGGTTATACCCTTCAGGAGACATAGCAAACGCCTGGGCATCCGAGAACACTGGCATACCAAAGCTCTGGAATGTTGGTGGAGCTATGGCTTGAGCCAGAGGCTGACCATTCAAGAAACCACTCAAGTCCTGTTGCCACACAGGCTGCTGAGGCATACTAGGTACGGCGTCTTGAGCGAACGTCGGGGTAGGTCCGAAGTCCGTTACTGGGGGCGTAGGCCAAGGCTGTTGTGTAGGCGTAGAAGTCTTCGTCTTGGTCGAAGCACTAGCACTCTTCGTCGTAGTGGGCGCTGCAACAGGAACAGGAACAATCACTGGTTCACGTGCGGCCGCTACCTGCCCTCCCATCAGAGAACTAAAGTTCGGCTTGAGCAAACTCTGATCTAAATAGTTTCCAAGAACACTGGCCATTAAAGACCTCCTCCTGCTGGAAGCAGAGATAGGTTGGTACTATTGGCGATACTATAGCGTTTGTTTGGAACAGATAGATTCTTCGTCTGTCCAATCTTCTGCTGGAGAGCCGCAATCAGCATACCACGTTGCTGAAGCTGTTGCTGAGCACCCTGTTTAACAACACCGCTTAGCTGGTGCTGCCAACTGTTTGGATCACGAGCTGAGAGTGCTGACCCGATACTGGCCAAGAGAGCTGACGCCCCAGCTTTACCTCCCATCTTATCCATCCAACCACCTGCATTCTGATTCCCTGTGGCAACAGGATCAGCTGCACCAGAAGTCATAGCGTCGGCTATTCCGCCTGCATTCTGAGTTGTAACAGCCGAGCCGGGAATAGCCGCAAGTGGTCCTTGCATACTTTGAGCAATCTGACTACCCTGCATCCCTTGAACCGTACCAGCCTGTGGCTGAGCTTGCATCATTAACGAATAATCTATCGGCATATACTACCTCCATTCACCTTCTGAATATGTTGCGTAACTAGTGGCTCCCCCTATAACTGCTCCAACAACTGCCCCTACCCATCCGCCTATTGGTGCCCCGGAGGCAGCTCCAGAAGCCCCGCCCATAACCGTAGCTCGAAATCGTTTACTTCGTCTTAACAAGCTGGTCCCAACTGGATCTCCGAAAACCCACGAAGCTGAAACCATCCACTTAGGCATATCCGGCGACGCTACCCATGTCATCTTCTTGCCCATCTGTAGCATCGCGATTGCGTTACCTGCGGCTTGCCCCCGCTCGAATTCCCAGTGAGCTGAGTGTTTTATATAGTATTGCGTTTGCTCGAAGTATTCCCGCTCGTTCAGAGTCTCGAGTTTACAGTGCTCTACTGCAAGGGCGTACACACTTTTAGAGAACGTAAAGTTCTGCAACTGCATCTCAAGCAATCCATTAGCGTCTTCGATCTTATTCTTGTTGAGCTGTACCAAGGCGCCAGATATCTTCTCTGTACCAGACACCAAGAGACTACGCATCTTAGCATCACGAACTTTAACCCTACCCGTCACGTATGCAGATGAAAACACCGAACCTTGTTTAATCTGCTTACCTGTGTACACATGAAGCAGACGTTGTGTTTCAAGTTCGGCTGTCTCGCTATCACGTTCAAGACTGGTTTGAATTGTAGCTAGGGTAAAAGGCTGACTGTTTACCGCGGTTAAGTTACTTTGAAAGAGTATAAATGGGTCCTCTGTCTGACCAATAATCTCAGCAATAGCTTGAGCGACTGTTAAGTTAACTGGGCCAAACGTCCCTTTATAAGTAACCTGCCCTGCAAATGGGTTAAAAGCGTGCGCCTCGTTAAGAGAGTCAAACATACTATAGACAGGCGCATCTGTCCCACCGTTAGACAGCAGCGCGCTATGGTGCGTCATTAAGTAGCTCGGATACTCAACCTTTCCAACACTTCCGCCGCCTCCAGATCCCATTACCGACTCCCAAGATAACCAGCTACGCCTCCGATAACTGCGCCCGCGGCAGCTCCATAACCGCCACCACCAATCTGCATACCTACACTAGCTCCGGTAAACGCCCCAGAAACAGTCGCACTAGTGGAGTTCAACTTAGGTGTGCCGGCAACACTTGTACCACCCCCAATAGAAGCAATCGCATTGAAGCCATGTTGAAGGGCGTCGAAGCGCCAAGTTGCTTTTCGATGTAGGAAGTCAATATTCTGTTCAGTGTACTCTCGCTCGTTGAGAATCTTAAGCTTTGCTGCTTCAACTGCAAACGCGTAGGTCTCCTTTGTCAGCTGTAACATAGCCATACGTTTCGAGAGGATTTCACGTGTAGTAATATTAACCATATCGTTACGTTGGAGATACATCTTGGCCCTGAGATCAGCGTCGTAAAAAGCAACCTTCTCTTGCCGCCGAGATTCAATATAAGTCTTGCCTTGCACATACGCACTGGACATTGCAAGGCCTACAGTCGCAGCGTCCATATCATAGCGGGCCTTCTCCGCGGCTACGTCAGGCTCCAGGACGTCCGAGAACGCTTCGCTTGCACTCGAGATAACTGCATCATCCAGGATAACAGCATCTATCGCCGCAGCAACAAGAGGCAACTTCTCTGTGTAGTAATCCATAGGATTGAAGCCTGTAACCTGAGCCAACACAGCTGCGATACAAGCAGCCACTGTAGGCAGACTTTCTGTCCCAGTGGAATCAATAACTGCCCTACCAGAATATATAGCCAACGATGCATCATTGAAAGGATTTGTAGTATAAGCCTCGTTCAGTAAATCAACCATACTAAACGTGATTGTATCACCGGCTTCATTATCCAGAAGTTTACTATGCATAGTTTGTAAGTATGCTGGATATTCTACCTTACCGCTCGACCCGCCTCCACCACTTCCCATAGTAACCCCCGTCCCGCTTTGTGCAATTTATATACAGAGCGATTAAACAGCCACTCTTATGAATCGTGTCTCTATCTCGGCTCCGACAGACTCCAGAAACTTCAGCACGTGCGCATCTCGAGTGAAGGCTGTAATAGCTGCACAATCATTTGACTTGGCGTACTGCGCAAGGTCAGTCAACCCCGCTTGCCAATCTTCAATCTGAGTGTGACCAAAACTGTACGTTGAATAGATCAAGAGATTCTTAGTCTGACTCTCTGCATCAGTGATAATACTGGTTGTTGTAATATTCTTAATACTCAACTTCTCATCTTCAAATTCGTAGTACACCCAAACTTCCAACTGCCCGAGAACAATACTCTCGAGAATTCGCGTCATCTTATCAGGTGTATCTATAGCGAATGGCGGAAGACTTTTTCGTATCGCCTCTTTCACCACCTCCCAGTTATCAGTTACATTCTCAGGCAGTAGTTTGACTAGCATATTGTCCCCTTACATTTCTTTTATCTGTTAGTTTCCAACGAAGGTCAAGACTATTAACTTTGGCGTGTGTCAATCCTGTGATGTTTATCTTAGGGGCAAAACTATCAGCTGCGATAATCTTAGGAGCCACGCCGATAGAATTAACTGGAGAGTCATGAACAGAAATACTTCCGTCGGTTTCATAGTCAACTCCTGACGCATAGATAGTTTTAATTCCAGCTACGCCCATATTCTGTGGGGCTACAATCAGCTCAAAATCCTCCGAGAAGGTCTCCGTTACAGCAGCTTTAAACGCGCTACCAACAAGACCTCCAGAGGTTATAACCTGATCGCGTTGCCCAGCTCCATACTCCCCGATAGCAAGCGTTGTCTCTCCATTGCATAATAGAGTTTCTTTTTCCTGACAGTCGTATACTCCTACTACACGTTTCCCGAAGAACAGATGTTTAAAGCCGAGCCTCTTCAGCTGGGCCTCGCGTAAGGCAAAGGCAAAGGCAAAACCAAAGGCGTCTATAAAGGAAAAACCCTCGTCGGACTGAACGATAGCTTCGCGCTGAGATATAGTAACCGGAAGCTCACTGACGACATTGAGCGTCGGAACAGGTTCTGATACTAGGCCTAGGACAACAATCCCCTTAGTGCCGAATACTACAATGGCGTCACCTTTGTAGAAGATTCTTAGGATTGTGCCGCAGAAGAGACGTATGTAGCCGGCTCCTGTAGGAACATTCATATCAGCTAAACGAAACTCCGAGCTAAGCGGTCTTGCAGCCCAGGTTAGCGTACTGGAATCAGCATCTAGGAGCTGGGTCCATGAACTAATGTTACCTAGCAGCAGAAGGCCTTTATAACTACAAGCCGTGGAAGCCTCGGGTACATGAGTAAGAGGAACAAGCAACCCAGTGCTTGATCTAAACAAGGTCTTACCGTTACCAACTATTGCAACGCTGTCTTTAAAATCCGCTATGTCATAGTGCGTAGTAGCATTCTGCGTAGCCTTGAGAATCAGTTCACCTGCGACGATCTCATAGATAGCTGTAGCAGTTGCTACGTACTGAAACTTGTCGCTTACGAGAAGCTGGGGGAACGGATATACTCCAGTCAAGTCCAAGTACGATTCATACGGAGCAATGTACTCCATCCCTACACCATACGGTCTAGCATTCTTGCAGCTGAGCAGGCCTACCAAGTTAGCTCCGGTTATAGGCAAGACACCTGCAACAATGGCTTTGGTTAAATCAAGCGATGATTCCCGCATCTTGATCCCCTTTTGAAGAAACATAAGTAGCGGTTGGGTGGAAGTTGAAGCCGATAATAAGCCGAGCGGTCAGGTCATCTGTTCCAAGTTTAGCTCTCACAACTGTCCACTCTTTTACTTCCATGTTACGCATCAGAAGTTTCGCTCCAGCTTTGAGAGTCAGCTCCTCTACAAGTGTACTCTCAGGAGTTATGAAACTAAGCGCGAGCGTAGCATCTTTTGGCCCAATCAAGTTAATCGCAATCTGCGTCACACGACCAGGTGGGAGATAAGCGGCATCTTCTCCAGCTGGACCGCATATAAAAAGAGAGAACGGAATAACTGGACTAACCGTTACCTTTCGCACTGTATTGCACTTTGTTTGCAGTTCGGTTATTTTATCTTGCATACCCCGAAGTATCTCTTCCATCCTATCCCTCCAGTCTTACTATATTAACAATCTCCTGGGCTACATAATCAAAGTCGAGCTGCATAATGAGTTCATCTACTGACGCTTTGGATTCTTTCAGCCCATCGAAGTTACGATAGAACCGTTCCATTGCTAGGAAGGAAGAGGCCACTAGGATTTCTGGATGCTCTTCTGTCCAAAAACTTCTATCTGTATCCATCAAGAGATCAGGCGAATAAAAGAGGCCATCAACCTCAATGCCATAATCAATCTCGGCATTTATGTTAAAGAGGAGGCCATGGAAAGTAATATCACTCCAGGAGATTGTAGCTTCGTTTCCCGGAATTAGGTCAAGAACCGTCCCTACAGCCGGCCTTATAGTCAACGGTATATAAGACTTAGGTACCCCCAACTGATCGTTAACAAAGAGACTAGGACAGTTATCTTTGTACAACTCCGTCTTAGTTTCTGGGTAGGCTCGAATCACCTTTTCTATCACTCGAGCCTTAGGCATTTTCATCGTGTTAGTGCCATACGCCAGTTTCCCGAAGTACCTAGCTCTAGCGTTTCCAGTCTCGAGCTTTCGATCCAGGTAACGCTGGCCAGCTTGAATAAACCAGTTAGCTCCACGGTCTGCATAGTTGACAGTATCAACCACTAAGTCAACCCTTCCAGAGGATTCAACAAACTGCCGACGTATATCAAGAAGTGACATAATTAGCTCCGTTAGTAATTACTGCCTATGCCAAAGAAAGCCCCAATTCTAACGCCTATATAACCTACTTTCTTTGTAATCCACCAGGAAGTTTTACCGGTATCTATTTGAAACTGCTCATCTGCAAACTTACGCTCTGCAGCATTCTTAGCATTCTTACATCTCCAGTCATGTCGGCATGATGCTATCGGATGGTTATGTCTAGGGTACAGCGACTGGAAGACTATAGGAACACTAGCTCCGTCCCAGATAAAGTCTGCAGGTACTTCACTCTCTGTGCCGTCTATCATCAATAAACTCAAAGGTTTATCAAGCGCTCGATCGTTATCAGTTCCTGGAACATTTCTCATATGAATTAAACAAGGATTTTCCATGGTGCGCTTCGTGCGTTTTTTGTACAAAGCGGAGGGCCGAAACCCTCCGCCAAGTTCTGACAATTGGGATTAGGCGTCTACGCCAACATTATGCAGAATTCCAAAAGTATCTGGGTGGTGGAATTCCAGCCCATCCTCAGTCAGGAATTCTTCCTGCTTACCATCACGACCAGCTCCGATAGACTCCGTTACAGAGCTGTCAGCCTTAAAGATCGTAGGCTGAATCTGGCGAGTCGTAAGGTTCTGGGTCTCCAACAGAATCATCGTGTTCCTGTCGGTGGCTTCGAAGGAGAACAACGGAGCAGTCTTCAGATTGATCACTCCGAACGGTGTAGTCCAACGTGTAACCTGGATTCCGTATCCAATAGTTGCCGGCGTGAAGTTCGTCCAACCTGCAACTTTGGCCAGCTTATTGATACCAAGCAGTGCGCCGGAACCACAAAGAGCCAACTTCTCAGGCTTGCCATAACGGAACAGAGCTTCGAGCTTCTCATCCAGCCAATCCTCACCAGCGCCAATCCAGGTGTTACCGGCTTCTTCCACGGCGAAGTCAACGATGTTCCCAGGAACATTAGCCTGAATGAAGTTGACTAGGCCTCCGGTAGTACGCTCGGGCATACCGTTGGCGCCAGTACCCTCAGTAGGGACACCCCAGATGAACGCTTTCTCACGCTCCATACCGTGAAGCTCGAGGGCTTCTTTCTTCATACGGGCATAAGCGTCGCCGGTGCGCAGTTTGGTCTGCATTGCAGTACGCGTAATATTCAGCGCAGTCCGGAAGATCTGGGTATAGTTGTTATACTTAACCGGATCATACGAGATTGCAGTCGGACGATCTGCGCCCTCCTCGTTCACGTTACCGATGATGAGCAGTGTGTCATAGGTGTTGTCGCCGGCTGTAGTTGACTGGCCAGCGTAGGTTTTCAGAATCTTGACAGTCAGGTAGTCGGCGCCCTTGGCAGTGACTTTCCCGCGAACGTCGTGCAGATAGTTGGAGCCGTCGCGCAGCATGACAATATGTCCTACGCGGTACTTCTTCATTTGTGCGGCAGCGTCAGTAGCAATCTTGACATAGACAGTCTCACCGGCGTCGAAGTCGTTGTTTGCGGTAGTGTCAGAGTCCCACTGGGCCTTGGCATCCAGGGTGTTAACTGTGTGAACATCGCCCTCAGTGAGAGCCGTCCGCTGATTCGGCAGGGTCTTTGTCCACCAGTTGAACTCGGGGTCAGTTGTGTTCTCGGTCGCCAACATCGAGAGAATAGCCGTCAGAGGCATCATCCCGTTAGGGTAGAGATACAGCATCATTTCACGGTAAGACTTCGGGCGCTCATCTGCAGTCCAGCTTCCAGAACCACGCATACCAGCAAATGCATTCATATCGTACATATATGTCTCCTGTTATTAAATAGTGAGTTTTAAACGCGAGTTCTTTCGAACACCAAGACGACCTTGCCAAGAGCTGTGTCAGAGGACTGCCCACCACAGGCAATCTTGATACGTTGGCCGGCTACAAATTTTCGGTTAGCTTGATTCGAGATAACCTTTGAGAACGTCGATCCTGCGGCAGAGCCAGCATATGCAACGGTCAAGGTATCCGTGATATTCCCTGTCGGATTTGCAAAGGTGATAACAGTATCAGCGCCTGAAACAGCCCCACTGATTGAACAGTAGACCTTTTTCAATATTCCTGTAACGGGTACAGGAATATAGACGTCAGAAACAGTACTCACATCTGCAATATCTACACAGAGGAAGACGTCAAGCGCTCCGAGTTTTGCGAGCATGTTTTTCATCTATCGTACCCCCATCAGTTCAGTTAGGTCTTTCTCAAGACCGGTAAGGTTTGGTGCAACTACTCGTTGGCGATTACCAGAATTTGGAAGGCCTGGACTGGTTGGCTCAGGTTTGATTGTCGTACTGGCTTTCATCTGCAGCCGTTTACGTACCTCACCTGCTGTTTTCTCCAGCACTTCTTCCGGTTTAAGGCCTGGGTTCTTACTAGCAATCTCGTTTGCTACAACGCCGACGAAAGGTCGGACACCGGCCAAGTCCTCATTGGCCATGTAGAACTCTCTACTGAGCTCATTCAAGTAGAGCTGTTGTTTAACTGTTGATGCGATCAACTGAGGAACGGACTGGATAGTACGTTCAACCGCCTGATCGCGTACGGTAGTTAGGAGCTTTTCAAAGACCGTCTTGTTCTCGAGAGACGCCGCAAAGTCTTCGTCGGACACTACTACAGTTGGCCCCCAGGTCTGTGGAGCAGGCTGCTGCGCTGGCTGTTGTGTCTGCGCAGGTTCTTGCGTTTGCCCTTCAGGCGTCTGCGCAGGTTTGGTAGTCTCCAAGAAGGTAATCCCGTGACTGGCCATTACCCCAGCCATACGAGAAATCTCTTCTCTCAGCGCTGACGCTTCATCGACTCCCGAGTCTCCTTCTCCAGTCTGTACTGTTCCATCTGTTGTCGTTTCTCCTTCTGTAGAAGTCTCCTCTTGTGCAGATACTTCTGCGGGTTCAGGGCCTCCAGACATGAAAGAATCGAAGAAGTCCACTGTGGGTTGCGCTCCAGGAGTTGTCGCATCCGGGCCTCCTGCTTCTGTACTACTCGGTGTCGGGGTCTGTGTCTCGTCTGCCATTGTCCTGCTCCTTTCGTTTTTGTTCTATCTCGCCCTCAATGAGGGATTGGAAGTCCATAGTGAATCGACACTGCTTGGCTTCTCCTTGTAGCGTGCCCATATGTTCTGGAGCACAGTTCTCGAGCTCTGTTCTAGTTATCGAGAGCCGTGCTTTCATAGTGTCTATGAATTCTTCCCAGCAGGGGTGTAGGAAGAAGCCTTCCCACTGTTCTGGTGTACACGTTTCTTCTCCGTCGAATGTAAAGTTGTCCATATTATATCCTTTCTTTATAGCCAGCCAGCTAGAATTTAAAATAACTGTTCTATTGTTTTTCCGTTGTCGTTCATTAGGTAAATCGCGTGGTTGCTGTAAACTTCTACGGGGTCTCCATCTTCAAAAAAAGAAAGAAACATTCCCAATACTTTGTCGTCCTCTGCTGCCGCAGGAGCGGATACCCAATGGTATCTATTCACGTCGTCTTCTTCTATTGGTGGCTCAGGATAAGCAGGCACTAATTGTTTGCCATACTGTAACCCTGCCACGTCAGCAAAAACCCTCCAAAAATCACCTTCTCCATTTGTGCGAGGTACATTAGTTTTTGAGGTCATAATTTTGAGTATCATACTGTCTCCCTTTCTGTCTGCTTGTATAGCTGGCTGGCTAAGTCTTATATGTGATTCGCTCCGTCCAATTTATTTACATAGCACCAATAGGCACCAAGTTACCCTTCTGAGCCTCTTCCAACACCGTAGCATCTGGCATCATTGTCTGCTGAACATTTCCACCTTGAGCCACAAAGTCATTAACATCTGCAGCACCCATGAGTGTTGCTATGTGTTTAAAGATTCTAACCATATCAAACTGTTGAGCCAACATAGGATTCTGATTCATGATCTGGTACAGGTCAATCCACTCACGCCCATTACCCTTGTTTCGATCAGTAACATCTTTAAGCACTATATCATAGTCAATCATCAAATCCTGTGGCCGAACTTTAAGACGATTCGAGGGATCCTTGATGCCCTGCAACAGCTCTGGCCAATCACCTAGGACTTTAATATAAGTCTCTTGGGTCATCAACTGCTGCGTATGAGCAGCAAACAAGTACGAGATATCTTGCATTCCCTGAAGAGCTATAACCTTGGCCATACGCTCGAGACGAGAAAGTGAACTAGAACGATCCCCCTGAATCTCGGTTGCTGTAATACGCTCAGACGACTGCCTCGTGATACCCTGCAGAGAATCATTCGAAGCACTAACACGATTCATCAGTTCGATAATATAGGAGCTATCTGATATGTGCTGTCGCGTAACGTCGTTGACTTGTAGTTGTTTGATCGAACCATCTACACCTTTGCCCCAGCCAGCTCGTCTCAACCTGATCAGTTTCCCAGGCTCAGGATTCTCCAAGTCTGCTACATTCACAAGGTACGGATCAACTATTAACATGTCGTTAAGAGCCTTGCGTACATTTGCTATGTGAGATGAGAAGAGCCAGTCGAGAGTTTCTTGAAGGCCGTATACTATTTCCAGTCGAGACACTGGTGTTGCACTGTAACCATCAAAGTCTGGTGCAGCGCTTGCAACCGGAAACAAGTCATGGTTTAATCCAACTGGTCTAGCCTCAGTTACTACGTAGTCTCCAGAGACTGCAAAGTACCATTTCTCTGGATACTCAGCTTCACCAAGTCCCCACTCCTTTGGAATAATCAGACAGTACATATAGATAGTATCAACGGGTCGCTTAACGTCATGACTATCATTACGTCCATCGTCCATACCGAACCGAGTGTTGCGCGCACTAAGGTCATTCTGAATCAGGCCGGAACGTCCTGAGCAATGTTTCAAATACTTTACGTTGAATACATCTTTGTTCGTGGCCTCGTTGCTCAACATAGTGAGAAGATTCGTCCTCTCGAACCAGCCATGAAACTCACCACGCTGAAGCTCATGTACCGATACCGAAGGGTCGGGAAGATTACAGTACGGGTCAATGTTCTTCAACATATTCCCCTCGTATATAACAGTCTCCATACTTCCACGAGACATACCTGTCTTTACGAAGTTACCAAGGAAGGAGAAGAACCCTTGGTCTTGTGGAATAGAACGCTTAGCGATCTTTTTTTCCCAGCTACACGCGACTGTACCTGTGCTATAAGCCAGAGCGTCGCGGAACATAGTGTGAAGACTCAGCGCTACTTTAGTCCTCTCACTCTGCTGGTTAATCAACTTCTCCATCAAAGCTGCGCCGACGAGATCTTCTGGCCCGCGCCCGCTATATTGAAAAATAGGCCCATTAAGAAACTGACTGACGAGATACGTCAAGAGAGTTTCAAGCGTAGCATACGCATAAGGAACTACAATCGAAACAGGCTTACGTGAATCCTTAGCCTTGACCTGTTTCTCCATTACGTCAAGCGGGACGTAAGCAGTCAGAACTCGATCTATCTGGTTCCAACTCTTATGCCGCTGCCCAATCTTTTCGTGGGAGTGTCTGGCCCGGGCTATAACCTCGGAGCATATCTTCTTACTAAGGGTTGAGCCAGGTTTGAAGTCAAGTCCTTTCGGATAATTATAAGCATACGTCTCCGTAGGCACCCCACCTATTTGACCAAACTGGCCGTATGCTCCAGCTACAAAATCTGACATACTAGCTCCTGTTAGTTAAAGGTTGTCCAGTCACTGACGCCGTCAGAGATGAATGTTACTGACTCATTTTGGAGAGTCAGCTCGATAGCACCAGTAAAGCCGTTAATTGTATCAGCGCCTGAGCGGATAGTTGAAACAACATTAGCCTCGACTATATCAGTCTTCTTAACCCGTACTGAGTGCCCATGAGATACCGCATTCGCAGCTGGGAGTGTATTAGTAATAGCATTCGCCCCTGCATTACACTTAAGCGCTACGTCTGATACAAGAATTTGATAAGCAGCGTCAGTGACGAGCCTCATCGTAGTACGCTTATACCCACCAACCTCATGCCATACCCCACCTTCAAGTATAAACATAAGAGCTTCGCCATTCATGAGTTTGACATTGGCCTGAGTTGTTAACATCACCAGACCAGTATCATGCTGGATGGTTGTGTTAGCATCTCCAGCGATTACTACGATAAGTTGACCCTCGTAACCGTCGTCGAAGAATGTAATCAACGTAGCTCCAGCATTTGCAGTCTTAAGACCCACCACTCCTGTTACACTTGGAGATGTATCAGCATTATCTGCAGTACTTAAACCAGGCAACATATCATCTGCCTGATTTTCTTCGATAGTATTTATCAACGCCCTTACTTCTCGAATCCTGGCTGCATGCGTCGAGACAAGATCAGACTCAGTTGGAAGACTTGCATCTAACATAGAGACTCCTTTAATATTTTTAGGTTGAATTACTTACATTTTAAACTAGGCATTAAAAAGATATTGTTTATCCTATCGTGGAGGAATACTTCTCCCAGCATAAGTGTCCTCCGTTATGGGATTGGAATGCTGAAATTGTTTGCTGAGAAAGTAGACCCGCCACCTGTGCTTGTCGCTCTGATTTGCACGGAGTGAGAACCGGCTGTTACCGTGTATGAGGCTGTGGCTGATTTGGTTTCTCCCGCTGACCCACAAGATAATGTATATTCTAGTAGTCCGTCAGAGTAAAGAAACACTGCAACACTGTTACCCGCAGTTGAGGTACACGCAAAGTCGGCAGTAATATCCCCTGCCCCCATCGTCTTTGTTTCGGTCATTGTGTCGTTTACGGTCGTATCCGATATTTCATAAATACAGTTGATGCTGGTGTGCGGGTTACAGTTCGATACTGTCATCATCCTACGTGCTGACGGCCCAGCAAAACAGAGTGAGGGGATGAGGAGTAATATGATGAGTGATAGTCTCATTGCCGCACTCCTACATAAACGCAATCATATGTTGTACCCTGATCGATGGTGCTGCATGATACAAAGAACCGTTTACCGGACGTTGTCGGCAGTGTAGGGGTAGTAGTCAGCCACTTGTAATACGTGCTGTTGAACGTGATCGTATGACCACCTGGGTCAATTCCGAACAGGATGCTTGTGCCGTATCCGCTGGCCGGTGCGTTGGTCGGTTGGTTAATAGTTAAATCACCTGTCGGGGTCAGAATAAACTGCGATCCGGTAGACAAGTCGGGCGCGTAAGTCGTGGCAGTTGATGTGGCTTGTTTTTCGTCCCATCGGCCATCGGATTTAACAGAACCGGCTAGCACATAGCCCGATACCGAAGCGTTGCCAGTAACTTGTAGTTTCTCGGCTCCGGCTGTTGCGGTTGCAGAGCCTATCTGAGTGTTGCCGTTGATATAATTAACGGCTGTTCCTGGCAGATAGAGATTGTATTTGCCAGTACCGGCAGATACAACAGATTGAATGCCTACATTAGTCGCTGTCCCTTTTGTCAAATCAGCAACATTCAAGCCTATCAAATTAGTAATTGACCCCGCTCCAGATGTGCCAGAGGTAATAGATGCGTCAAGAACACTTATTGTTTGTGCATTGGTTATGGTGCCGGTGTAGCTGTTGAGCAAATCAATCCTATTGTGAAGATCAGTCAGAGTGGTGATATTGTTTGTATTTGGGGAGGCTTGACTTGTACCTCCAACCTGTACGCTAAAATAGTTACTCTGGAATGAACTCCCACTTGCTGCCGGTTTTATCTGAGGTCTATACAGCAAGGCGGTGGCCCCGTTAGCCGCTGCGTCAATTGTCGGTGTCACTAAAGCACCAAATGTACTTGTCACGGTATTGGACACATTGAACGGAATGGAGGACGTTGTGCCTGACGTAGACAGTCTCAGGTGAGTCACGCTGTCTGTTGTGCCGAGTCCGAGTCCGGTAGCTCCTGTTGCCGCTGTAGTGCCGTTGGTGCCGCCCTTTGCAACGTCAATGGCTCCATTTGAGTCTGTGTCCCATGTGGCAGCAAGCATATCTCCAGAACCGCCGCCACCGCCAGCCGCAAGTTCCGCCACTGTATAGCTGTTGGTGCCATCGCTGATCTTTTGTGTTCCGGATAACTTTATAGCAATATTTCCAGTTGTGAATGTAGCCGCAGACGTGTCAAGAGCCGCACCGGAAAAATCCCCGATAGTTTCAATACCCTTGCCCATCTTGGAATAATCACCTATATCCATCCATCCGCCAGCCCTGCCACCTAATTGGATAGCGGTATTAAAGCCTACGCTCGTGGCATTATTGAACACCCCAGAGCGCCCGACGATAGCGAGAGCGGCGCCAACCGGATACGTGGTCGCTGTTGCCCTCCCTGACGGAACTCCAATCGGTTTAGTGGTAAGTACTGTGCCGTAGCTACCCCGATATGGCGTTGTAGCGTTGTAGTTATTGGTTATGATTGACGACCCCATCAATACATCTGCTTGGTTAGCTACAGGACCGTGCGTATGTTGGTCTGTTCCCCATAACCTGCCACCATCGTCACTCATCAATTCACTGTATAGAGGAGTGGCCTCGTTCATATCGTTGCCACTTGCCTGTACGTACATGTGTGTGGATAAGCCGTGCATTGTGCCAAGTCCGGTTGCGTTGTTGAACACGGACCGAAA